CCTAGCAAACCCGCCATAGCTCTGTTGGTCCTGCACCGTTTTTAGGAAGGTTCCGCCTGCAAGTTTAGCCGCATCCAAATATGCAGCGTCGACGGTGATTTGGTAGGCTTCTAAGAGCGCAGGAATGCATCTACCAGCGTCAATACTATAGTAGTATGTGCTATCTTCGCCGCTTTTGAACCCGCCATAAGCCTGCTTATCTGGGTCAAGGCACTGCTGGGTTAGAGTCCAATCAGCTAGTTCCACGATTTTATCGCGGATTTCGGCTTGCTTGCTGGCAAACTGGCTTGAGGCGTAGGCTTGGGATAGGAAGTTTATGGCGAAGGCAGAGGACAAAACGCCTTTTCCATATGCTGGGTCAGGAACATCTGGTGGAATAACGTAAAGGTATGGGGCGAACTGCATAATGAAATCGAAGTAGGCTTGCGGTACAGTTCCCAAGTTTGTTAGCTCCTTTCTACGTTAGCTTTTGTGGTAGATTGAGACTCAGGCTTTCGACCGAAGAAGTACAGTAGCCAGCCAACCAAAAACAATGGCACGGCTATGGGAAGGAACAGAAGCCTAAGTTTTCGTTTTTTCAAAAGGTTACACCTTGTTTTTTCACGGTAAGTGAGCTGTTCCAGAGTTCCAGAGGTTCCAAAGTTTCAGAGTGTAAGCGCCAATTTTCCGCTTTTGACTCTTTTGAAATAACGCTTATTTTGGGAAAAGGGACTATTTTCTAAGACTTACGTTTTAGCTTTTAGCTCCTTGGCACTGTGCAAGTCTGGAACAGTTGGAACTTTGGAACAAAATCAAGGCTCAAGCGATGGCCCCTTGTAGTGGGGGATATGCCTTGTTGAATCGAAGCTTTCAGCAGGAGAAGTCAGGTTCACCATAACCCTAAGCAGGTCATCTCGCAGGGTTTGAACCGCTGTCTCAAAAGCTAACCTACCCGACGAAGATTTAGTGATGAATAGGTCGCCTAAGCGGTAATCGAAAGCGCCCAGGAGTAAGCCGCCACTGGCAGCCACTAAGACTCGAAGGCAAGCAAGATTGAGGGAAATCATTGTTGCCCAGTTAAAGCGTTCATCCGTCTCAGTGATGCTCTGACCCACTATAGAGTTAACATAGAGGTTGGCATAATCAACATGGGCTTGGAAGGACGCTTGTGAAACGGGTAAGCCAAAAACGTTATAGTTGCCACTTGCATCTAAGCCTGAAGCGTTCAGATGGTTTGCGACGTCGCTGATTGAAACAAAAGTTGTGGACATGGGCTCTTACCGTTTAGCGTAGATTGCGTATCCTTCTATGGTTCCTGCGCCGTTGTTTGTGGTTTTTCGCATCTCAACTTTGATGCTCCTGCCTTCGAGGGGCGAGTCATAGCCGACCAGATGCTTTTCACCGCTCATCATTAGGCCTGCAGCGTAGAGCAACAGATATACCCAATAATAGGACACGGCAGTTGCAGCAATCGACCCCGTGAGAACCTGCCCATCTATTGTGACTCGCACTTCTAATGTTTCGTCTGCAGTCCAAACGAGGATTACAACTGAATAGAGTCTGCAGTTCTCGGTTGTATCAAGGATAGTGTACCAAGTGTTCTGCTCGGGAGTCGCTTGGATAAGGTGCCGGTCAGGTTGATGCTCAAAAGTGTCGTTAACGATTGAAACAAGCAAATTGTTGTCTGCATCGGTGGAAAGTTGGCCTATGCTGCCGTCAGGATTGACTATGAGGATTTTTTGCGCTGGACTACTCATCTATCAATTCACCTTCTCTTGTTGACTTTGATTTTGAGGTTTCCAGAAACAACCCTTAGTTGCCCAACGGTCGAGTCTGGATTGACTATCAAGATTTTTTGAGCTATTTGACTCATGAAATCACCCTTTAGCGGGAAATCCGGCTTTACGGTTCTCAACTTAAAAGATGAGAGCAAACAAAAGTTAGTGGAGAGAATAGCGGTTTAGTTTGTTGCTAATCCTGTTATTGAGCAGATGCATTCGCCGTTCAAGACAACTGGAGAGTACCTGGTGCTGAGCAGAACGTCGACGGAATCGAATTCTTTCTTTAGTTCCGTATCGCTTGCCAGTGGGCGTTTGATGACAAAGTAGCCCATGGGTGCGTAACTGGCGCTCAAGTTCTTGCCGGTAGAGACCATATATGCGGTGCCAGCGGGGACAACGTTGGATTCGTAGATGTCATAACCGAAGACTTTGCCCATGCTGCCATTCTGTACTACTGCGTCGCCATACTGGCTGTACAGTGTGAAGGTTGGCAGATACTTTAGGTCCCGAGTGTTAATCGGGTTCATCAGTATGCCGTCGGGGACAAAGTTAGCGCTTTTGATTTTGGTTTCAGCTGCCAAAACATCTTTGCTGCCGACAGTGTTTGCAATGGTTATCTCGGAGCCGGTGGCGCTCATTGTTTTGCCAGTTGCTCCTACAGTGAATCCGGCGCTTGCCGCTATTACTGAGAGGCAGTCGCTATCGATAGTGTAGGCCATGCGTCTAGCTAAGCGTCTGAGTTGATCTTCGATTACGGGGATGTAGAGGTCTTCGATGTTTTCACGTGTGATTCGTTCTCGGAGTGCTTTCTTGTAGGGCGTGACGGTCACGTAGTCGTATGGCGTGAAATCCATTGGCATTTCTGCGCCTTCCGCGACCTCATTAATCGCCGCACTTCTGGAGCCCTTCTGCTTCACGAAGCTGGCGGTTTTACCCTGAACCAGAGGAAACTCTGGAAACAGGTTCTTAACCACCAAGGCGGGCATTGTGAGCTCCAAAATTTTGGCATGAAGCTGCGGATACGCTATAGCTCCAGTGTCAACCCATGTGAAAGCGTCTCTAATCATAGACATGCGGAATCACTTAGGGTAGGCAACTGAGCAAAGCGTAGATGACGTCGCCATCTTGGGTTGCAGCGGTTAAGGCTCTGCCAATCCATTGTTCTGCCTTGTCTAGCTGTGTCTGCATAGCAGCGGTTGTGTAAGTGTCTGAGCCTGGGGCAGCCATTGCGGCGACTGAGGCGACTTTGCCTGCGGTAGAACTTGAGATTCTTGCGGCAGCGTTGATTACGCCTGAAGCGACTACTCGCACGAGGCCTCTGCAGATAACAGTGATTTTCTTGCCTGCAGTACCGCTTGTTAAAGCTACGCCGATGACGTCTTTTCGGGCGCCATCTGTTGGTTTGACTTTGGGGATGTAGCCTGCGGCGCTGATGTAGACAACGTTTCCTGCAGTGACGGTTGCAGCGGAGTCAACTTCTGCTGTGATGAGATAGCGGTCGCTAACGAGTGCACTTGTTCCTTCTAAACTCATAAGTGGTCACCTATTGGATGCCTTTGAGCTTGCTGTTGGCTTTCAGAAGGTCCTGGAACCAGCCAAGATTTGCACCTTGAACTGGCTCTTGGGTAGCGATTATCCCGTTGCCTTTGGGAGCTTGCTTAGCAGAGGCAGAAGCCTTGTTGTTGCAAGCGTCTTCAGTGGCGTCTTCCGCTGATTCGCTGAGTTTTTTGGACATCTCGTTGAGCTTCTGAGTTAACGCCTTCTTAGTCGCACGTTTGCCGACTTCGGCGTCGATCTCAGCAATTTTGCTCTTGATGCCCTCGATTTCAGCGTCGCTTGCGGATTCCACTTGCTTGTTTAGGCTCTGCATCTGATCCATAAGCTCCTGATAGGACAGGTCGCCTGCTTTCTTGCCAGCAACTAGACCCTGAGCGTTAGCTTGTTTTTGCGCTTGAACAGACGAAGCATTTGCCTCACCGTTTTGGGGTTGGGACATTTGCTTCACCTTTTCGTCTTTGCTCTTGGTTTTTTTATCCGGTTCTTGCACCTCTCGGTTAGAACCTTCATCCGTTACCTTTTGTAACTGTGAAAGAGACATAGCAGCCGCAAAACCGACGGGATGAAAAGCCGTGTTTTTGTAGGCTGGGCTGGCAACTATGCTTAGCTCTCGAACGCGGGGTTTATGGACTATTTCCCAAGCTCCCGCGCAAAGGTGGGTTAGGATGCCTTCAATTCGAGTCTGTTTGCCACAGACGCTGCATTCCGTGTCGTCGCTGTCCACCTGAACACTAACATGGTTAACGTAACCTCGCAGGATTTTGGGAATAATTGAAGGCTCTCCGACTTCGGCTCGGAAGAAAACTTGGTTGCCGCTGCGGATAGCCTCAGGAACCTTGCCGACGATGCTAAGAACTGACTCAGCGTGGTCAATTCTTAGCTGAGCACCTTTAAGTGAAGCAGTGAAGAAGTCTAAATCCTCCGCTGGCACTTGCCACTTGTTAGCATTAACCGAAGTATCAATAGCCGTGCCCTCGATAGGCAGGATACCTTCTTTCAGCGCCAGGTCTGCGTTTACGCCTTCGGCTGCCTTGAACGGCACATAATACTTCAGTTGAAAAGTCATCTTTCTACCTCAATTCTGTTTTAACTCGCTTGCCTTCATCCAGGCGTTTAAGAGGCGTCTTCTTTTCTCGTTAAACGTGCTGTAGTCGAGTAAGCTTGAAATTTCGCTCTTGAAATGCTTATCCAAGAAGGCTTTAGCTTGAACTCGGCTCTTGAAGCTGCTTTTGTCGAATAGGAAGGCTTGGATTTCCCAGCGGTTTGAACCTTGAAAGCGGCAAAACATCACTTGAACGCCTGCAACTAAGGGCTTGAGTTTGCTTCGTTCAAGCTCTCTGCTGCTCTCTAATACGGTGTATTTTATGGTGTCCTGAGTTTCGGAAAAGCCAATCATTAGGTCAAATCACCTTCAGAATTTTTTTGATTGTTCCATTTTTCCAACCGATTGCTGTGTCCGATTCGGTAATTAGGGAAAATTATTAATGCAGGTTATGCTGAGATGTAAATGCAGTCTTTTATGAACAGGTCAGAAGCGATAGCTGTGCTGCACGAAATTTACGATTTATTAAAGGAATCTGTAACTGTGAATCACGTTTCTTTGGATGATAAATCTCAATTAGTTAAAAATGGCAACGGTTACGAGATTAAGATGCAGTGCGCATTCGACAAGGACTGCTGGGATGGAGTTGAGCAAATCTTAGAGAGACACGGGTTAGGAATGAGATTGGTGGATGATTTTGTGATTATTTACTCTCTCTCTCTGCAAAATCGTAAGGTACTCGCTTAACTTAACTTTCTCTTACCACAGCACATTTGCAGTGGGGATGCACGTTAGGCATGAACATGTCATCGCTGACAAACTCGCCATAAGGAAACATTTCCAGCAACTCATCGGAGTACTCAACTTCGTAGACTTCACCGTCGAAACCATCGCAGTCGCCGCATAGGTTGGGAGATGCTGGGTTAGTGTGATAACGCCAAACTGAACGATTGGCGGCAAGAGTCTGCTTGAATGCTTTGAAAGCTCTAAACGCTGCCATGGCACATGTGAAGCTATGGATTGAGTTCAGCGATGACGTAGGCTTTGCCTCCTGCCTGAATCATAGCTTGCCTTTGAGGTTTCTTCTCTTGTTGAATCCCATTGGATTGGTCAGGTTTGCCGTTTGTGCCGTCTTTGCCCCCCTCAGAAAAGGAATGCCCACCCTCTGCTTGCTCTGGTTGTGTGAGTGCTGCTGGATCGTCAACTGTTCCTGGCAAAGCGATGACCGGAATGTCTTTCAAATCCTTAGGCAAGACTTCAGCGAAACCAAGTTGCGCTCTGGCCTCGCTTCTAGCGATAATGTTTCTTCCGACCAAGTCAGTTAGCAGCTTTGCCTTCTCTGTAAGTGTGGGTTCCCAGATTGGGCGCCATTTAATATGTGGGATTTCTTTGCCTTCCCCGAATTTGGCGTCGATTAGTTCTTTGAAGAGACGGGTTTCAGTTGTATCCCCAAAATTCTCCTGTAGCATACGCAAGCGAGAAACATATTCTTGCATTACTATGTCGGCTGTAGCTCGATTAGTGCCCTCGCTTTCCCCTAAGAAGATTTTTGGGACACCCAAGACGGCTTGGCGCTGATCATGCAGATACTTAATCCACCAATCAACGTTAATTTGCCTGGTCATACTCTGCATGCTGCTAACATCAATGTCGCCTCTGACAACCACATCTGTGGCAGGTCCACGCTTGGCAAAGGTCTCTTGGAGCGCTTCCCGCTGCGGGTCAGTAAAGGGGCGTTCGGGTGTGCCTGCTTTGATTACAAGCATGGGTTTAGTGTAGACAGCCATGATGGTTGCCATGTCCCGCTGGAAGCTATCGATGTAAGCCTGAATTAGTAGCAGGGGACGCAGCAGGCTTGTGCCGTAGCTGTACTCATACCACCAGCTCTTAGCGCCATACTTGTAATGAACGATGTCTTGGGCTGGAAAAGCGACTGGCGGGAAAGTGAGCAGTTGAATGTAGCCAAAGACATTGCCGTATTGGTCTCGGCGGACGCGAATGTGAACGGGGTCTAAACTTTTAAGCCACCATTGCTCAGGCGGAGTTACGACGTTGCCTTTCTCGTCTTTGTCTCGACAGATTTCAAACTCTCCGTTCCCAAACACCAACTCATCGGTCAGAGTGATTCTGGCGGTTAGAAGGAAATCGTGTTCGTCTAGCCAGTTAAACAGCCATTGCCGAATTTCCGGTGTGCCGCCTTCTAGCTCAAAACCGTTGCTTAAGGTTAGGTTGACGGTTACGTCGATGCTTGCTTTGATGTAAGGCGTAAAGTTGTAGAGGTCTTTGTATTTTGGCAGGTCCTCGACGGGTGTTGCTCCCCAGATGCGATCCCAAAACGCTGTGTAGGGTGGCGATATGAAGCCTGCTCCGCTGGCGCTGATTTTGAACTGGTTCATGTAGCCCCAGAGAACCTCGTCATCTTTCCAGTTGTAAGGAATCTCCTGCTGGATCTGCTTTAGACTGACGTTTGCAGGGACTTCACGGTTGGCCAGTAAGAGGCTGTTGGTAACAAGGCTTCTGTGGGGCATGCTAAAAAGACCTGAAAGTTCCAAAATTCATTAATATGAACATAACCGATAGGTTAGCAGCTGATTAACTTGCCAACGTTTCAATGTAAAAAGTGCGGTCGCCAAATTCGAGCGCAACCTGATTTCCATTGTACAGGCAACATAGCGCATACTACCGAGAAGCCCTTTGAAACACCGCCTTATTGCTGTGGGCAGCCAATGGTTGAAACAATCGACGACTAAGGCAGCTTCTTCTCAAAGGTAACTTTCAACTCGCCCCAGACCACGTTTTTGGTTATGTCGACGCCGTCTAAGTAGACGTGCAAATCGGCTGCTTTGCAGTTTAATGCTAAGCCAAGGGCTTTTACTTGGGGTGAAGTCTGGTCTGTTGCTGTTAGGATTGTTTCTTCAGTCATATTGTCACCATAAGTTAGTGCGGAACAAAACCAGCGCCTATTCCTGGAGGCGGAGATCGTTTGAGTTGCCAAGCAGCCAGAGCCAGAGCAATGACGCAGTCGTCATGGTAGCCTTCGGGTGCTCCGTACTGCACGTTGCCGCTTGATGTGGTCTTGTAACCGTATAGCTTTAGCTCGTTGATTAGCTCGGGGATGTTTGGGATGGTTAGTTGCTGGTTTTCAATCATTATGCTGAGGTTTTCGATGAGGTCTTTTTTGGTTGCGTTAGTAAACTTGTAGCCTTCAACTCGCACGTTTTCCCGATAGAGCTCGTCACAGACTGGGTCGCCAACTCCACTGCTGTCGATTAGCAGCCGTGCGTCATAGCGCTGGGCAAGCTGGATCATTCTTTTGCGCTGAAATACCCAGTCAAGTTCACTAAAACGGTCAAAAGCGACCAGATTGCCGTTGATGTCAAGGACGCATAAGACGGTAAAGTCTTCTAGCTTAGCAAGATCGCCGCCCATAACATACTGCTTGGAAGGTTGATAGTGTTCAAAGCTGCCTTTGACTATGCGATCTACGCCTCGAAAAACTGAGCCAACGTCTTCGAGGAACTCTGCAAGGACCTCTTGGCGATAAGCCAACTCGGGCATATCGCGTGCGAAAGCGGCAATCTCGACGGGGTCCAAGTAGGGGTTGCTGGCGCTTGGGAAACTCCAGCTTTTGTAATCTTTCTGTGAGGGGTCTTGTCCGCGGGTCCAGAGTTGGAAGTACCAGTTGTGTCCCCGTGGTGTGCCGGTGAAGAATGCGATGCCTTTCTCATCCATCAATGCAGGCCTAAGCGCTAATGTCCAGGCTTCCTCGGCGATTTGTGCGCCCTCATCGACCCATAGGACTTTGATGCCTTGGCTTCTTAGGGAGTCGGGGTTGTCGGCGCTTTTGAACCAGATGTTGCGGTTGCCTCTGAGAAGGACATGGCGATCGACTCGGTGAATCTCCTCGATGAGTTCAGCGGGGCAGTAGTTGAAGAATTCGCTCCATTGCCGCTGTGTATGCCAATAAGTTGGTGCTACAGCGAAGCCGATGATGCCTGATTTTTCTCGTCCTTCGCCTTGCTGCCATATTTGTCTTATGAATTCGTTGGCGCCTGCGACTGTTTTGCCCCAGCGTCTGCCACAGTTAAGCACTCGGAAACGGGCGGTGCAGAAGTGGAATTGGAGCTGTCCAGGGTGGGGTTTGTATCGGATGAGTATTGTTTTTTGCATACTTCGGGGTCTTCCCATCGGATGCGGATTTCTTCAGTTGCCACTTGTTCGGTCGGTTTAGCGCCGGTAAGTTCTGCGAGTTCGATGTTTATTTGGCGCATAAGATTCAAGGCAGCGATGTGTGCCCGATCGCTCTTTGCCTGAGAGTACATGAAGCTGGCTTTACGGTAAAGCTGCTCATGGCGATTCTGTATCTTAAGCAGGTTTGCTGTGACTTCTTGGATAAGAGGCTGCCAGATAGCCCTCGTGTTAAAGTCGTTGTAGACGGTGACTTCAGAGCAGCCGAATTTGGCGCAGATTTCCTTAACTATTTCCCGCTTGTTTAAGCCGTCTCCTTCAAGCTTCAGCAGAAACAGACGTCTTTCAAGCGTATTCTTGAGCACAGAAACCACTTTTCTTAAGGTAGAGTTAACTTTTCTTTGGCACATATTTTAGAGAAACTGTTAAGCGTCCTCTGCTGTTTGAGTTTACTAGTCCTCGATTTATTCGAGTGTCTCCTTTGCCGTGACTGCCGTGCCCAACGCGCTTGATAACCCAGTTGCTCAGGTCTCCCCGCACAAGTTGAGGATTGCTCGTTACCAAGTAAAACGGCAACTTCGTTTGGGAAGTATAAAGGTCAGCGGCGAAATTCAGGAGTCGTTTGCCGATCCCTATGCCCTGATAGTCAGGCAACACTACAAGACGGCTAACACGATAATAATGAGACTTCATGTGAACATGGGCAACAGCGACGAATGCAACGGGCTTGAACTGGTAGATGGCGACGTAGCAGCGGACGCCCGCCCCGAGTTTGCCGTTTAGATAGTGATACTGCCTAAAGGTTTGCCACAGGGAAGTGCCGCACCGATAAATCGCGAGTTCAACGGGCGGCCGACTTCTTTTTTTCGGCTAAACTCCATAGTGTCAGTGCAAAAAACCCAATCTGGGTCAAGCCAGTCAATAACGTCATAGTGGCATGTGACTGCGATAAACTTCTTAGTTGTTCGCCGAATAGCTTTGCTGATTGCATAGGCGCTTACCTTTGCGATCTCTCGATCAACCACGCTCGTGAACTCATCGAAGACTATGAGCGGCTGGTCTAAGCAGAGTGCCCTTGCGATGTCCACGCGCATCTTTTCGCCCTGGCTGAGCGCCTCGTAGCTTTTGAGCCAATCTGGAGGAGAGGCAAAGCCGACGCTGCAGAGGTTTTTGGTTATCTCGGTTACCGGCTGATTTGCTGGAAAGTCATCTAGAATTGATTCGTGAGTGTAATCGAAAGCTTTGATGTAGCTTTCGGGGAAAAGTGTTTTGGCGATGCTTGTTTTGCCGGTGCCGCTGCGACCGACTATGACGCCGATTTGCCAAGGTTCAGCCTCAATTGGGAGTTGCCCTGTGAAGCGTTTTTCCATTTTGCAGTCAACAAGGGTAAAGCTGCCAATAACAGATTGAGCCCTGAAACTGGTGGGCTTGGTCCAAGTTTTTACAAAGTCAAAACTCGGCACTTGTAACCCTCGCTAAGTAGCTTGTTATAGACGGCTTCTTGGTGAGTTTCATCTTTGCATTCGACTATTACCTCAAAAGACTCATCGAAGGAAACACCTGCTTCATCCTCATTTAGAAGGTCGCTCAGCTTTTCGTCTGAGAGCATGAGGAGGTATTTGAGGTCGTCTTCTTTTCCGGCTTGGATTATGCGCTCAAACTCGGCTTGGTCAAGTTCTCGTTCATGTTTACCCTTGAGCTTGTTTAGAACCTGTCTTAGCAGTCGGCGATCTACGTCCTCAACGGGCAGGCGAATAACTGAGACTTCAGTCATTCCAAGGGCTTGAGCTGCAGTGTACCGTTGTTCCCCGTCTGCAATCAATAGGTCCTTGTTTGTGATTATGGGAACGATAAAACCCCACTTCTTGATAGAAGTCTTGAGGCGTTCAAGCTGCTCTTTGCTCATCTTGTTGGGGTTCCCCCCGTCAGTTTTGAGTTCGCTGAGTTTTACGGTTTCAGCGGCTGGAATAACGATGGACATTAGCTTGCAACTAACCTCTCAAACAGGAATATGGCAAGAGCAACTAGACCGGCGAGGCTGGCACTGCCCAAGGCTACCAAGATTTTCTGGGTAACCTCAAGCTGATGCACCTTAGCGACAAGCCCTGACTGCAGGTCGTCGCCGACAAGTGCCTTCTCTATGCGGCTGACCTTCGCGGTATTTGCATGGATGTCAGCTATGTAAGGGCAAGTTGGATTCTTGTTGGCGTCAGGGCAGATTTCCTCTTCTTTTCTCTCCAAAAACCTCACACCTTAATTAGCGATTATTGGGCATGTAACCTGAAGCTGAAAAGCACCCTCCCCTCTGGAATCAGTGAGAACAGAACCATGGTCAACATTGGGTACTGCCTCTGAAATCGGCTCCTCAAACATTTTGGCTAAATGCTCAGCGACATCGTTAGGTGTTGAGCGGCAAACGGATTCACCTTTGAGGCGGTCGTAGAAGGCTTGATCCTGCACATACTTGCGGGCTGCCTGCCATTGACTGCGAATCTCTTCTGATTTAGCACTTCGTCTACCGCGTTTATGCGTCAAATTATAAAACCGCACTCCCAGCTTTTGGATGAAGGGGGCGAAACTTAAGAAGCCATCCTAAAGCTAGCGCTCGCCCAAATTTTCAGCGCAGTAGATGTAGCTTTATGCTTAAAAAACTATCGATTGGTCGAGTCACTTAAACAAAAATTCCTCAAAGGACCTACCAAAAGAAAAAAAGTAATAGCGATACTTGGATTCAATTTACTCTGAGGCGGCAAGTTACTGCTATAGTCTGCTAAAGTATTCGAGCGGGGAATACCAAAAAACAGTAACTGATTTTTTGCAGTTTTGACAATACGTGTCTTTCTTCAAAATTTCGTCGTAGTAACTTTTAGGTATCGGCTTTTCTAAAGAGAACGCTGTATGAAGCTTGTCGGGCGGTTTGACCTCGAGGTCATGGTGGCAAAAAGGACATTCAATAACAGCCATATTTCATGCCCCAAAAAGTATTTGTTAATTCTGCCTAAAATTTTTTGCCAAATAACGCAAACAACGCTATTGAAATAAAAGGGGAGCTTTAGGTGTTTAGTCGATTTTTATGGATTCGCCTTGGGGCTGGTTATGCAGCGTTGGCAAAGTAACTTCTAGTACCCCGTTTTTGAAGGTAGAATGCGCTTTCCTAACATCCACCTGCTTGGGCAACTCAACTTCTTTAAAGTAGCTGCGTTCTGGCTTGTCCACAGAAATCGTCAAACTATCCTCGGTACCATGGAGTTTTATGTCACTTTTGTCTACGCCCGGAAGCTCAGCAACAACCTTAACTTCATTGCCTATAACTTCAACGTCAACTAAGGGCTCCCTTTCCTTCTCGACTTTTATGGTAGCTTTGCCAAGTTGCGGCTGACGTTTGATGTTGCCAAATTCACGAATTTCTGGCTTGCCATCAGAGCCTATCTTCATAGAGTAACCGTAGACAAATGGCCCCCATTCCTCCACTTTGGTTCCATCGGGCATTACGCGGGTTCTGTGCAGATCCTGCGGAGCTCCTTTCGCTATCTCTTCTATTTGACGCTGCATACGTTCATGCATGTGTCTGAATTGGTCTTCAAAGTCATCAAAGAAGCTTCGGCTCAGAAACGGGTAGCGTTTTCGGTTAAACCAACTGGGCATCCAATCGTCTTCATCTTCGTCTCTAAACATAACTTTCACCTCCAAAGAAAGGAAAAAGGGTGTGGTTAATCGTAGCTTGGCATTTCAGGCGACTTTGGCCCTCTCGGTTCTTTATCCATGCCCTTAGCTGCGATCAAGTCGTCGATCTTCAGGATCATGTTTGCCGCTTCGGTTGCTGACTTTACCACTTGCTGCTTCACACGCATCGGCTCAACAACGTTGAGTTCCAGCATGTTCTGGATTTTGCCAGAGAACACATCAACGCCAAAGCTTGGGCTGTGGTTGCTCTCATGCTCCGCTCGCAACGCGACCATGATGTCTATGGGGTCTAAGCCCGCGTTCTCAGCCAGCATAAGCGGAATTGCTTCAACAGCGTCTGCATATGCTTCTATGGCTAGTTGTTCTCGTCCGCCGACTTTAACTGCGTAGCTTCGAAGTTGCCTTGAGATTTCCGCTTCTGGCGCACCGCCGCCTGGCACAATTTTGCCGTCCTCAACAGCATTCCTAACAACGCATAGGGCATCGTGCAGTGAACGTTCTGCTTCACCAACGATGTGTTCTGCGCCGCCTCGGATGACGACCGTTACGGCTTTGGGGTTCTTACACTCCCGAACATAGAGAAGCTTGTCGTCGCCAATTTTCACCTCTTCCACCGCTTTCGCTTGCCCAAGAGCGTCTGCTGTTAGGTCTTTATAGCTGGCGATGATTTTTGCACCTGTAGCCCGACCTAGTTTTTCCATGTCGCTGCTGCTTACGCTTTTGACAGCGAGAATGCCGGCTTTCGCCAAAAAGTGCAGAGCCACATCATCGATGCCTTTTTCACAGAACAAAACGTTGGCACCAGTACTGCGCACTTGGTCAACCATTTCTTTTAGCATACGTTCCTCTTCGTCAAGGAACATCTGCATCTGTTCAGGGCGTTCGATATTG